GTGTAAATCCGGTATCTTGCCATATAGGATTATTTTCATCAGGACCGATCAGCCCAATATCACTACTCTCTTCATTTCTAACAATTATTGCTTGATTTAATGTCCTGACTTTTAAATATCCACTAGATCGCGATCTATATCTAGGTCTTTCATCTACAATTTCAGGAACTATATCTTCTTCTACAAAATAATTATATTGTAATTCCTTATATAAATATTCTAAACTTTTTTCATCATTATCCGCATCCTCATTATCTTCTCTCCAAGTAATATATCTATCCTCTTCCTGATCTATGGGGGCACCGGAAATATCGTAGTCGAGATGAAACACATTTGAATTATCTTCATTATATGTATCTGTAAAATTATTTCCATCAAGATCTTCTACTGCCCAACCTCGAGCAGTAGGCGGTTTTAATTTTTTATACTCTTGAAAAAATCTATTCACTCTTTGTTGTTTTGTTAATTCTGAAGGATATAATTCATAGATATGTGTATCTAATATCTGTGCTGCTTTATCATTATCAATATCAGAATGTATTTCAAAAAAATCTACAAATTGTCCTAAATTGTCTTGATAAAATGTTTCCGTTAAAGAACCGTTATTGATATCAATGATAGTATCACCTACAATAAGTGTTGCGATATCGTTATAATATGGAACTTGTGACGTATCTATATGTAATTGAATAGCACTTATATCTAACCCATTGCCGTCATCTGCAAAATAATTATTATAAATAAAATTAAGTAAATCGATATCTGCTTCATTTCCTTTAACATCACTTCGATATAATACTAATCTCTCATCATCAGTACGGTGAGGCATTGTTGCTATTTGAACTCTTCCATCTCTAACAACTTTTTGAAAGTAAGGTAATTGATAGATATAATCTGTACCGTTATTGGGATCATACGTAGCATACTGATTAAAATGCTCAATAAGTAATTCCGTTATTCTATCTGCTATATTTTCTTTTGATATGTGTGGCATATGTTTATACCTTATGATCTAACATTAAATTCAAAACCGTCATCATAAATTATCTCTTGCCCGTCATCATATTTTAACTTATACATAATTTTATAAACCCTATTAGGTTGAAACCCATTCATCCATTGGATAAAATAATTACTAGTCGAATCACAACTCATTGATGTATAAGCGCTGAACGGAATAACTGTTTCGCCTGTGGCGACGTCTATAATAGAATATAACCCTTTGCCTTCTGAAATGTACGAACCTGTTGATGTTTGGACTGATGTTCCAAAAGTTTTTTGAATGTATCGTTTTCTTGGCATTACTCGGAATTTAACTTTTTCGGTTTCTTTATAACTTTCTCTAAGATATTTCATGTAAAGAATATTATCGGCGGCACCACTCGCTGTCATGGGTTGAAGACTGCCGGTAATAGATCCAGTAATTGCAACATGATCATCCCACCTGACTTCTAATTTTGGAGAATAAATTGTATTAGTTTGCGAAGAAAAGAATTTCAATTGAGCATATGTAGAAGTATTAGTTTCTTGACTTCCACTAAGTCTTAAAAGAAACCCATGGTTAGAAGTTCCTGAGAACCATTTATTTACAATGTCTGTCACATCCATTTCTATATCAGGGGATTCAGATGAAAATGACTGCGATGCCTCATACTCACTTCCGCTTAGATAGTGCGCGCCGTATCTTGATGGTCCAGCAGCAGCAGACCAAGTCACTTCCGTTGATCCAGGATAATTATTTCTATTTTCCCAACTCACACCATTTGTAACTTTAGGGTTATCACCAAATTTCCCAGTTCCTTCATCCCAAGATTGTGATAGTGGAAAGGCTGCTAATGTATAATCTATGGTTAAATCTTGAGTTCCTTCTGCCTCATATAATCTTAGATAATACCTAGGGCTTGTAATGTCACCACTCACTACTGATTTCGATACAGCTGTGAATTCAGTTCCGGCAAATGAAACTAATGCTCTGGTTTGATAATCAAATGATTTATTCCAAAATTCTTTTTTTATTTCAAGAATCTCATCTTGACCAAAATTTTGATCTCGATAAGATGTTCCGTCCATATGGTTTGAGCCTGATGAAATCCATGCGTCTTTTGTAGAGTAAATAAAATAGTGCATTATAATACTTTTCCTTTTACGTTTATAGTTGGATGTTTTAATTCAAATACTGATGGTGTTACGGAAGGTCGGATTATACCTCCATATTCTGCTGATTCAAAATCAAATTTATAGCCATAGCCATCCTGACCAGCTCCAGAAAGATTATCATGTGTATCCCAGTCACCGGTTGATGGATCCCATTCTTTATAAAATAAATGAGGAGTAAAATTCGCTCCTGAAGTTGGGTCTTTCCAATTAAGACCTTGTGTCAAGCAAACATAGTCAATACCTAACACTCCATCAATTCCCATCATTTCATATTCCAATTGACTGACATAAATGGGTTGACGAAATTGCATCTTATCAATACTGAAATAATCAATTATTTTTTGAATACATTTAAATTTAACGTCTTGTTTATTCGCGTACTTATGAGCATATGCTTGAAATATAACACCAAAATTTGCAATATATCCTGGCTGTAACATAATTTCATCAGTTAGTAATCTATGAGGTTCTAAATAACTTTTAATATTTCTAAGTAGAAGATGATCGTCTGCTTCTATCCTTACTAAATTTTTATTATCATTATACGAAAGAGTCCAAGCAGTGATTCCTGCAAGGGCAGTGCCTGTTTGGTAACCTTCACCTTCTAAAGCATCAATAGCAGTATCTAATGCTGTGTAATTTGCCACATCATCAGCAGTAATTGCAGAACCTATAGTAGGAAAACTTGTTGCGGTACTCTCTAAAGTATTCCTCGTCACTATAACATCTTGAACAAGATTAGAAATAGCATATGGCATTTCAGTTCTCGCAACATACACTTTAGCAATATTTCCGAACTTGGCCGGCATAGCCATTATTCTCGCTTCGTAATCTTGTTTCGTCACGCATCTATTCTGTGAAGCGAAATTCGCACTTGCTCTATGTCTTATTTCATCAATTGACTCTTGATTAGATCCCCCTCGAGCGGGTAAATCATTCGTTACAGTTATATTGGCACCTAAACTATGATTGGTCAAATCTCCTGCGGCTACATTTGATGCTATACCACCTCCTATACGATACTTCACCGTCAATGTAGTATGCATTGGTGTTTCGCCTAATGTAGAATATTCATCTCCCATTTCGGGATTGATTGCTGTTGTTAAATCTTCTGTGATACCCGGGATTGTTATTCCGACCTGTTCAGTTTGCAAATACGCAGCTTCAATACTCTGTCCTGATCTCATAATGCCATTGCCGAATATAAGTGATGTTGTATTGTCATCATTTACCTCTACGGTAAATCGTTTATCTGTTTTGATAAATTCTAACGTATACGGAACCGCTATGAGTGGATCTAATGGTCGTGAATACTCGTCTTGATAAGCAGCTTCACCAGTTCGAGATGTTTCGATAGGTACTTTATCTTGTGCTAAATAATTCACTTCATGCCATTGATTTCCATTAGCATCAACTACACTGATGATATCGACAACATTTGTATCAGATAATTTTAATTCTAAAAACTTCGTTGGGCCAGTTACTATAAATGTGCCTATTTTAGTTTCACTAGAAATAGCCCGAACCTTTCTTGTTATTTCCCAATTAGTTGCTAGGGAGGTTGTATCATAATCTGATATAGCTGGGAGGACAGTATCTGCTGCTCCACTAACTGCAAAATCAACTATATCTAAAGTTTCAAAAGTAATATCAGAATTAGTAGTTGAAGTTATCTGGGTGTTAGTAGAAATCTGGGTGGTTTTGGTAAAATCAGGAGAGGCACCCGTACCATCGTCGACTACTTTTAATTTAAATGTTAGATCAGCATAAGCAGGTATGATCGGTTTTATTTTATATCCTAACATCTTAGCAATATTATTTACATTCTTTCTTTCTTCCGCTAATGGTAAAAGCATTTCTCTATATTGTTGGTCGATATAAAATGAAAGTACATCTCCCACATAAGCTGACATCTCTATTAACATCATGCCGGGAGAAGTTTCATTGAAATCTTTATATGTGGTGGGAAAATAAGATTTGGCATATTCAATAAGAGTATTTTTTAAAGCTCCAAAATCTTTATTGATATAATTGATATTAGTTTCTTTAAAATCTTTGCTATTATACGCCATTCTTATTCTCCTATTTCAACTTGTATAGATTCTAGTGTATTTGGATCGCGTGTTATATTAAATGTAATGAGAACTAACATTTTATTTTTTCCAATAGCATCTGTCTCCTCCATATTAATATCCAGTTCTCTAATTTCCACAAAAGGTAACCAAGTTCTAAATGTATCATAAATTTCATTCTGTATTGCAATTCTCGATTCATCAGTATATTGTTCAAATAAAAACTTTCGTAAATCTATTCCTAGATCGGGTTGCATTAGTCTTTCGCCTTTATTAGTACTCAATAACATCTTAATATTATTTTTTACAGCCTTTATCGTAGTATCAGTGCTGGCAAACCATCCTTCAACTCCATTTGATTTATAAAATGGATAATCAATACCGATAAAAATATTACTATCTCTATC